GGGGTTGTCGTAGTGCCTCATGGCATACCTGATGTAGTTCTCTTCTGTTAGGCTTTCGCCTGTCATGACGAAGAGGTTTGGGTCAGGAGGTCGGTATGATCTGTGCCTGAACCTGTGTCATCCCGTTAGGCAACACAGCGGTCTGGACATGTAGGGCGAGTCCGTGTCCCAACTTGGGAGTGATGCCATCATCATAGGATGTCCCGTACTCGGTGCCATCCGAACCAAACACCCCACCGAAGCGGACGAGAGGGAAGGAGTGACCCTCCTCTTCCTTGAGACGCATCTCGCAGTCCTTGCTCATCTCAAAGTCCAGACCGATCATCTGGAGGCGACCCTTTGCGTTCTTGAGTGCCTCCATGGGATGGATGTAAGGCTTCGCCGCCATGGCACCGAGGTAGGTGTTGATGCGGGAGATCGCCGCAGGAGACAAGGAAGACAGGTTGATGTCGCCGTCAAGGGCGTTGCTGTCGCCCGCGAGGGGCTGGACACGCACACCCGAGCCGATGGTCACGGTTGATTCATTCACTAGTTGTCTGAGTTCCTTGAACTTCTTCATGTGGTTCCCTTCGGTCAGCGGGACTTGTCGTAGTTGTAGTAGGTGTAGTCATTGATTCCGAACGAAGCGAGACCACTGGTGGTCGCACCCGCCGGACGATCAAATGAAAGGGTGAAACTAGTGTAAGCGGTGACACCTGCGGCACCATCGTTTACCTTTAGGTTGATCGTCTTGTTTCCGACAGCGGTCGGACCGGCGGCAACAAGAACTGCGATGTTGTCGTAGCGATACGAACTTGCCTTGTCATCCGTTGATGTTGCTCCGAAAAACGCATTGAAAACTCTAGCCGGAACCTTCGTCGCATCATTAAGGTTAGTCTGTCCGGTGTGGAGCGAGAACTGGCTGTAAGTTCCAGAAAGACCGATGGTAAGGTTGTTAGTAAAGTTGGCATCGTTGACGCAAACTTTAATGTAAGCAGTGACACCGGTGAGACCGCCGAGCGACGATACACCAAATTTATCAACTCCGTACTGATAACCCTGTCCTGCTGCTGGAGTGATACCAGCACCAAGGACATAGGTGAACGAGCCGTGCGAGACACCAGCACCGGCAGGACCGCCTGCGGTGGCACTGTCGCCGCTGAACGGACAGGTGAAGTAGGGGGCGTAGTTTGGAAGGTCGCTTCCGACAGTAAGTCCTTGTCCACCGAGGGTATGGGTTAGACCTCCACTACCTCTTTCGGCAAACGACGAACTGGTAACTCCGGTGATGCTGGGGTCATTTGGAATGGCAACGAGCAATTCTGTTAGAATCACTCCCTTGGTGACCATTGAATTCTGTGAAGTATATCCCGTTTCACCATAACCAAAGAAGGAACCCATGAGGGGCATTTCCCACCCACGGACGGTACGGGTGCAAAGCCGCTTGGCGATCTTGTTCAACCATGTCGGCTTGGATTCTTCTCTATCGTTGTTATTCCAGAGTGCCATCGTGGGGTTCTCCTCTTGTTCTTCCTATTTAGCCGCCGATTTTCGGGGGATTCTTGCCTGTGCTGGCGATGCCTGTATTCTTGCCAAGATTTGCCTTGGAAGTAGGCTTTGCCGTCTTGCCTGCCACTGCGGCAGGAGTCTCAAGTTCATTCTTGTCGTGCGGGGGATTGGTGACCTTCTTGCCGGGAACGACAGCCGCATGGGCTTCTTCCACATAGCGGTCAACCGCCTTCGTGAAGTCGGCGATGTCCTTGGAGTTCCCACGACAACCGCATTCCGCGACCGCCTCGTTGAACAGGGCAGTCAGGATGGTCCGACGCTCTTCCAGAAGCGGCTCCTCGGCGACCCATAGAGCCGCCTTCTTGGCGTGGTCGTTCAGGCAGGGGTCAATCGTGACATCGTTGCGATGCTCGTTCAGGAAGTTCTGGATGTCCTTGACGAACTTGTTATTGAATGGATTGTGAAACATGGTCTCTCCAGTGGTTATGAGGTATTTATAGCGGCGGGTCACCCGCCCTTCGCCTTCTTCCACAAATCGGCATCTGCCGTCTTTCTTGTCTTTCCCCCAACGATGAAGGAGTTCACGCGGGCGAACGCCCACGCATGGCTGCTCGCACCCGGTCGGTGTCCGCCCTTCCATGCGGCCATGCCCCTGTCATAGACTTGTTTTAGGATGCCATAGGGGATGCCACTCTCTTTGGATTTCTTGGCGAGAGCCGCGATCCTTGCCTCCGTGATGTCTTTCGTCAGGGAACTGAATCTCTTCATGTCATTTCTCCGGATCATGACCCCATATCTTCAGGGCCAAGGTCTTGCGGGTGGGTCTTCCCTTCTCGTCCTTGGTCGGTCCCTCGGCTCCCTTCATGCGATTGATGAAGTTCACCTGCCGTCCAGCCCACTCCCAGTCGTTATCGGTCCACTTGGCCATGGGACGCTCCAGCATGCGGACGATGGCTCTGGCAGAGTCACGACCGCTCTTGATCTTCTTCCCGCCCGCTCCCGCCTTGCCTGCCTCCTTGCGGGACAGACCGGCTTCTTCGCCCTCCTCGGAGTCAATGAAGTCGGAGAGTTCCTTGGCGGACATGTTCACCAACTTCTCCCACTCCTTGTAGAGGGAACGCTTCTCGTCATCAATCTCGGCGGTCGCCTCTGCTTCCTTCAGACGCTCCCGCTCACCGGGCGTGTCAAACTTGTAGGTGTTGGCGATCTTGTCCGTGCCGATGAGCAGCGGTCCTCTCTTGCCCAGAGCAGTCCACTTGTGGATGGTGTTGATCTTCCGCGACTCCTCCAGCCACTCCTCGGTCGGCTCGTAGGACTCCTTGCCGTGCATCTTCCATGCCGTGGCATAGAAGACATCCTTCCACCTCTTGCCGTAGCGATCTCGGAACTGCCGCTTGATCTTCTCTTTCTTGGAGAAACGACGGGCAGGACCGGATGGCGGGCTGACCTCCAGCATGAGATACTGGAAGTCCTCGTTGATGTCGGTCGGCTTGACATCCTCCTCCACGCTCCACTGACGCTCGTCCTTCAGCATGTCCACATACGCACGCACCAGTTCGCACGCCTCGCTCATGCCCTTCTCCTTGCATGACTCGGCATACGATACGGCGATGGAAAGTTTCTGCTGAACCGACCGGTCGGACTCGTCTATGTTGACCAGTCGTTGGAGTGCCGCGTCATGCTCGTAGTGGCTCTTGATGGCCTTCAACTTGCCTTGTTTCTGCAACTTCGCATACAGGCTGTTGTACTTGGACGGCTTGGTCTTGATGCCCTTCTCTTTGGGGTTCACGAACTCCCATGCCTTGGGGTCGCTGTCCGGCAGTTTGGCACGGGCGGCGAGACGCTTCTTACGAAGACCCGCATCCTTGCCGGTGAGACCGGACACATATTTCTTGGGCAGTCCAGTCGCCTTGTGCTTCGGCGACTCCTTGGTCTTGCCGGTCTTGGTCTTGAACTTCTTGCCCTTGGTCACATCTGCTTCTTCAATGGACTCGCTCTTCCCCAGTTCGCCTTTCTCCTTCTCCCCATCGTCTCTCTTTATCTTGCCTCTTGCCGCGAGTCTGGCTGCGCCAGTTGAGCCGACGGTCTTCATCGCTTGGCTATAGGTGACATTCGTGGTTCCATGCTTGCTCTTGATTTTGGCCAGCAATCCGTCTAGGTGACCCTTCATCTCTTTGCCCTTGTACTCAAGGTCCGCCTCAATCAGGGGGTCGCCTTCCAACTCATCACCCATCCCGAGAACGCTTCCCGCGGACAGCAGGGTGCTGGTGATGGTCTTCAGGATGACGCTGGGGTCAATGGAGGTATCATGAACCATGACCTTGAGGATCAACTTGTCAAGCAGTTTCGCCAGCAACTTTCCGACCTTGCTCTGTGTCATGAACAGACCGAGCGTCAATGCGGATCCGGATGTCTTGTAGACATTCATGAGAATCTCGTTCCTGACCTTCTCTGCCTCACGCTTGAACTCCGCTTCCGACATGTCCTTTCGCTTCTTGGCGAGGGTCGCGATCTTGGTGACCGCAAATGGGCTGATCGCCACATCCTTGAGTGCCTTGACCGCCGTCCCGATGGGCATGTCCTCGTTGAGTTCCTCTTCCTCCTCCTCGTCACCACGCCGCTTGGCGTTGCTGTCGGGCTGAGGATAGATGGCCTCGGCGGGGTCCACGGTGAACCCCGTCTTGCTGAGGAACTGTAGACCGAGCAGAACCTTCGTGCTCATGTGGCTGCGGTCGCCGATGCTGAACTTGATGTTGGTGAACTTCTTGCCGTGGAACTCAATGTCCATCAGCACGACCATGCGGGTCTTCTCACCGATGCCGCTCTTGACCGTGATGCGGCTGACGATCTTCTTCGTGATACGCTTGCCGTTCGGCAGCGTGAAGGACACGGTGTGGTCGCCGTTGTCCTTGATCTTGTCGCCATGGATCATGTTGTAGCCGCTGTTGCCGGTGTCCACCTTGGCGGTGTATTCAACGCCGTCAATCTTGACCGGCTCGCGGACGGCAAGGTTGGAGAAGAGTTTCCAGTGCGCCTTGTTGAGGATGTAGTCAAGGAAGTCCTCAATCAACTCCTCGCCCTTCACATTGTCCTTGCCCTTGCCCTCGTCGTAGTAGCGGTAGTAGATGTTGCCGCTGCCGGGGCTGGCGTTCATCTCAATGATGTAAGGCTTTCCGTCGTTGATGACATGGTCAATGCCGACATAGTAGCACTTGCTGACCCTTGCCGCCTGCTCAACCAGTTTCACTTCCTCTTCGCTCAACTGGTGCGAGCCTCCCTTGGATCCGCGTGCGATGTTCGTGCGGAAGTCCTTGGGTGCCTTGTCTCGCTTCGCACAGGCGAAGATCTTGCCGTTGAGGACGATGCTCCGGACATCGTTCTTGAAGTCGGGCAGGAACTCCTGAATGATGACCTCAGCCCCAAACTTCCACAGGGTCTGGAGGACGGACTTCAGGCTCTCCATGCTCTCAATCTTGGACACGCCGATGCCCTCGGCACCGGTGAGAGTCTTGGCGATGACGGGGAACTTCCCGCCAATCTCCTTGACCGCTGTCTCAATGTTCGCCTCGTTCACCACGAACGCGGTGCGGGGGTGGGGCAACCCGTGCTTCTTCAGGGCGATGGCGGTCTGCAACTTGTTGGCACAGAGTTCCATGCCACCCTTCTCGTTGACCATGAACACGCCGTTGTTCTGTAGGATGTCCAGCACCGCCACGCCGGTCTGTGTGTTCATCACACCCCCGCGCACGATGCAGACGGTGTCGCTGGGGACAATGGTCGCGTCCTTGCCCTCGCCGTCATAGTTCTTGATGACGATCTTCTTGGAGACCACATTGTCAATCTGGACTTGAGCCTTGCTGGTCTTGACCGCATAGAACTCAATGCCACGCTTCTTGCAGATCTTCTCCATCTTCTCCACGCTGTCGCTCAAGTCCTTCTCGGACGAGGTGAGTGCGATGATGGTGACCTTGTCGCTGTCCTTGCCGTTGGCCTCGGGGATGTATTGCTCGGACAGACCCATACCCTTCCGGACATCCTTGTAGAGTGCCTTCTTGAGAGCCTCGTTGCCGCCGGGAACGCCCTTCTTGAACGCATTGTAGTCGCTCTCAAACGCCGCAGCACGCATCTTGGAGGCGGACATGCCAGCCACCCCCTGTGCCTCGTCGTCGCGTGCCTCGCCCGCCACGACCACATTGAAGGTCTCAAACGAGTAGGTCCGCTGCTTGGGATCCTTCTGGGCGACCTTGCCCTTGTATCCCGCGATGCCCTTGAATTGGTCAACTCGGTCGCTGCCGCAGACCATGGTGATGTTCTTGTAGCCCTTGGCACAGAGCCACAGGACGGCATCATAGGGGTCTCTGGCTTGGTTCAGGGGGAACTTGCCCTTGGGAAAGAACTGCTTGAGGTACATCACCTTCTGGGCGTGCGTCAGGGGGTTCTTCTTGGCATCCTGCGACTTGCTGACGAAGACATAGTGGTCCGCGTTCCTCTTGCTGGCCTCGGACATGATCTTGTCTATCAGCACGCCGTGACCGGTGGTCGGTGGGTTCAAGCGTCCGAAGGCAAAGACCACATTCTCCTTCTTGGCCTCGGAGAGCGTTTCCTGATGGCGTGCGAAACCTTCAATCATTGGTTTACCTTCCTGTTCTGGCGGCTGAAACGCAGGCGATTGACCAACTTCACGACCCTGCCGCTGCGGGAAACCACGATGCCCTCGGGGTCGGTCGGACGGATACCCTCGTCATCCACGAAGAAGTGACCGAACGCCCCGATGGCGTTGAACTTGTTCAGGAGGATCTCCTTGCAGTTCGCCAGCCGGTTGTGGAGGGTGAACATGTCCCCGAACTGGGAGGAGTAGGTCTTGACGAAGTCCAGAAGTTTCTGCTTCTGTGCCTCCCTGCTCTGCTTGCCCTTCTCGCTCTTCAGTTTCTCTATTTCCTTGTCCATGCGGGTGGTCACATAGAGGTTCAGCCCGTTGGGGGTGTAGTTCGTCATGCCCCCTCCGATGGTGGAATTGATGTAGGGCATCAGGATCTCCATCAGGTCGGCGTTCGCCTTGAGGGTCTTGAGGAACGGCAGCACCTTCTTGGACAGGGCTTCGCATTCCCCGATCATCTTGGACAGGTTGTCGTACTCGCCCGGCTGGAGCAGGGCGGGGGTGATGTCGTAGATGTTGGGGTCGGTGAACCAGACATCGGCGGTCTTCTTCAACTTGCTGGAGTCAAAGTTGAAGGTCTTGGCGGAGAGGCTCTCCATGCTGTTCCCACCGTACTCGGTGTGGAACGCGATGCCCAACTTGGCGTTGGCGATCCGCTGCCCCATCTCGCTCTTGGCGGGGATGGCATACATGATGGTATTGGGCTGGAAGGCGATGTGTTCCACCCCGTTCAGGGTGACCATCTTCTTGGCCCCCTCCCCGAACATGAGGTCGCCCTGTAGGACACCCTTGATGCCGATCTTGGGGAGGTGCTTGAGGCACTGGATCAACTTGTCGGCGAGGTCGGCGATGGGGATGGCATCCTTGACCTCCTTGGGGGTGTGGTACGCCTTGACCACCTTGCTGAAGGCACTCTTGGTCGCCACGAAAAACTTCTTGTTGTCGGGATTGATGCCGCAGACCACGGCGGGCTTGCCGTCCCACTTGGTCGAGAACTTCAGTTCGGGGGACTTGCCCAACTTCAGGCTGACCGCGATGTCCTTCAGGAAGGCAATGCTGTCCTTCAGCCCCTGCTCCCCGTAGAGCAGCATCATGTCCTCAAGGTGGTCTAGGTGCTTGTTTCGGACCACCTCTTCATTGAGGTCGGAGGCATTGTATTGGTTGAAGGATAGCATGCCTCGTATTTAGGAATACACGCCGTGGGAATCGAACCCACCTCTCGCGGTAATCTGCCGCTAAGACCGTTTATAAGTCGGTTTGCATACCCAGATGCTAGGCGTGCGTTTATATCAGTCTGCCCGAGCAATCCACCTTTCCAGACCCCCCGAGGGTCTCCACCCGAAGTCTCTGGTTGCCTTGCTGCAATCCGCACAGGTGAAGGTGGCTTCTCCGATACGGGCGGGAAGGAACCGGAAGGTCGCCTTGGTTCCCCCGACCCGACGGGCGATTTCAAGCACCGAGAATGTCTTTCCGGAACCGATGTTGTACCTGCTCCCCTTTATGAACCCTCGGTTTAGGTCTGACACCATCATGTTCGCCATCACGACATCCGATACATGGATGTAGTCCCTGACCTGTGAGCCATCACCTACTACCGTCAGGGGCTGTCCCTCTGACAATTGTCTTTGGAAAACCGCCACCACCGGCGAATAGGTTCCCTTGTTGGCCTGCCCTTCCCCAAACACATTGAAGTAGCGGAGGGTAACCACTCCCATCTTCGTGAACTTCTCAAAGTGGTCGCAGAGTTGCTCGCCCATGAGTTTCGTGGTAGCGTAGATGTTCATGCAGTTCGTGGGGGTATCCTCTGTGAACGAGAAGCCATAGTGCATTCCGCCGCTTCCATAGATAGCCGATGTTGACGAGAATACCAGTCTCTTGACACCTGCATCCGAAGCGTTCTTGAGGACATTATAGGTTCCCATGACATTGGTCCGAAATGTCCTGTCTGGGTTCTCAATCGCCCGCTGGATGCTGACCTCGGCAGCGAGGTGGAACACGACATCCACATTCTCAAAGTTTTCCCTCGTCAAATCGCAGATGTCTGACTTTATGTTGTCGGCACGATCATCCCAGCGGAAGGTTTCGTGTCCCTCGGAACTCTCGTTGTCCACACACACGACATGATTGCCCTCGTCAAGCAATTTACGAACCAGATGCGAACCAATGAATCCTGCCCCGCCGGTAACCATACATTTCATAATGATATTTCTCCTCAAGTCCAGTCGGTGAATTTTCGGTCGGCTTCGTGCGCCCGCGCGTGCCCGCCTGCCCGCGGGCGTGCGTACGCGCCCCTGCGTGCGGGGGGGTTATCCTCGTCCTCGTCCTCTGCCAGCGGGTTGTGTGCCGCCACTAGTTGCTGCATGTTCTCCTCCACATCAAAGAGTTTCATCTTGGACCGGTCAATGCCGATGACGAACTTGCGGTGGGTGGCCGTGTCGTTGTAGCGGTTCTTGAGTTGCTTGACCATGACCTGCCCCAACTCGTCCAGTTGCTCGGTGGCGATGATGGCGAACATGAAGTCCGCTGTGGCTGGCAGACCGAAGGACTCGGAGGTGTCGGTCAGTTCCACATCGCTGTTCCCGAAGCCGGAGCGGTTGGTCTGGGTCGCCGTGAAGATGGGGACTCCCATCTCCACCGCCATGCCTCGCAATTCCTCCGCGATCGCCTTGATGTAGGTATACGAGTTCACATTGGCTCCCGGCTTGAAACGAGACGAGGCACAGATGTTCAGGTAGTCAATGAACACGACATCGGGCTTGAAGTTCTTCTTGAGCCGCAACTCGTCCATCAGGTGACGGAAGTGGTTCACGCTGGCGGAAGCGGTCGGGTACTCCTTGATGATCAACTTGCCGGTGATGTTCTTGGTCAACTTGGAGAGTTTCTTGCCGTAGATGTCTATGGGCAACTGCTTCAGGTCATCAAGGGTGACATCCATCAGGTTGGCATCAATGCGTTCGGCGATCCGTTCCTCCGCCATCTCGCAGGTGATGTAGAGGACATTCTTGTTCTGGGTCAGGCAGTTCGCGGCATGGTGGCACATGAACAGGGACTTGCCCACGCCCGTGCCCGCGAGGACCACATTCAGGGTCTTGTCGGGGACACCGCCGTTGGTGATCCGGTTGAAGTAGTCAAGGTCAAACGAGGTCTTCTTTTCAATGCGGTGGTAGAACTCGTATCTCTGCTCGGCATCCTCAATGAAGTCGTGACCGATGTGCTGGTCAAAGGACACGCTGAGAGCGGAGGTGAGGATCTCGGGGATGGCGTTCTTGGACCGACCCTTCGCCCGCTTCTCGTCCAGCAACTCAATGGACTCCATCAGGGCGTTGTAGACCGCCTTGTCCTTGCAGAACTTCTCGGTCTGGTCTACGAGCCACTGCTCCTCTGGCTCCTCCTCGGGGTTCAGCCCGTCCACCAGACGCAGGCACTCGTCAAACTCCCCCTGCGACAGACCCTCCTGCTGGCTCAGGATGATGTTCAGAGCCTCGCGGGTGGGGGCGTTCGCGTACTTGACGATGAACTCTGAGATGGTCTTGAAGAGACGCTTCTCGCAGTTGTCGTGGAAATACTCGTCCTTGAGGAACGGGAGGACACGACGGGTGTAGCCTTGCCGGTGCAGCAGGCTGCGCAGGATGACGAGTTCAATCTTGTCGGTCATTGGGGGGAGTGTATCACAAAATGCGGGGAAGTCAAGGCTTTTGTATAACCAAGAAGGTCGCGATTTTCTCAACGGCTATTGTATGTAGGGATCAATACTGCCGTTTCTTGGTATGTTAATTGCAATACAACTAGGAAATGGATTTGTGTTTGCAAAGTCATTGACTATAATTCTCTTGGAGTGAAAACACTCCGGCACGATGGTTTTGTATTTGATGCCTTTTGTTTTCAAGAATTTCTCCACAGAGGGTAAAGCATCGGCATCCCTTGAAGTGACAAAAATGATTTCATGACCATCGTCTGACAATTTTTTGATCACAGAAACATTCTCGTCTATTGGCTCAATCGTATTGTACCAATTTTTGGATCCATACTTGCCAGTATTCTTCAAGAGAACCCCATCAATGTCCAGGAAGTATGTGTTTTTGAGATTGGATGCCGAAAACCAGTCCTCCTTAGTCCCCCAATCTTCATACTGTTTTGCGTCAACCGAAAGGAAAGATCGTGATTCTCCATCAATCATGTCCGAAACAATGTGACTGAAGTATAATTCATCGGACATGAACACGGACAGTTTGTTATAGGAGCGGACAAGATCTTCCGTGTGCATCGCATACACACCGACACAAATCCGATCGGACACCACTCTTTTTTCAATAACTTCTTTTATGACTCGATTCTCGTCGTCAACTATAAACGACTTCTGTGCCAAGTTCCTAACTGTCTGGTTTTTGACAGTAGTTCCCACGACAAATCGTTTGATGTCTTTAGGAATGTCATACGAAACAAGGCAGTCGCAATCTTTGACCACTATCCAACCATTCAACTTGGCTGATTGTATGCAACGATATACGGTCTCTGGACTGGATGCAGTAGGTGATTGGAGAACAACTACTTTGAACTTTGTTGAAGGAAATGCTTGTTTGAGCACTACATCCGCTTCGTGCTTATCGCAGTGTTCTTGCAAGACAACAATATACACATCAGCATAAGCGTCGGTGTCAATACCACCAACAACTTTCTCTATCATCAGGGCACCTGATGGATGTGTGAGCATCCACTTTGGTTTCATATTGGGATACCTGGAAGACTTGCCTGCGGCTGGGATAATCAGTATCGGCTTATTTTCTGTCTCACACGACTCATCATGCATAAGACTTTCTCCTTTGTGCTCGCATTTGCATATGGAATAATCCTGTGCAAATGAAGAAGCAGCATACAGTAGTGTTCTTTGGTGTCAAACATGTCGCAAACCGAAAGTAACTTTCTCTTTGGTATATGACCCTCCCCGAAAGACCAATAGCAAAAAGAATCTTGTAGTATCTTGGCATGATCAACTATGGGGGCATCTGCGAAAGAATCTAAAAAGTCTATTAGATAAACTTCTTCGTCAGCAACTATGATATTTTCAAAAGTCATGTCTCCGTGACAGTATCCATCTTTCACATTCCAATCACAGGACATTATGATATTTTTGTCGTGAGTGTCAATAGAAAGAGAATCTATTTTTTCTTTAACATTTGAGGATATGTCTATTAGAGTTTTTTGCTCAAATGACATCAGTTTTTCCAAGACTTTCATACCCACTTTGATACTTTGATTTGTGAACACTTTTGACATGCTATATCCCCTGATGTATTTCATGTCAAAGTAAAAACGACCATCTTTATTGTATCCTGAAGACATTATAGAAGGAGTTCTGATGATTGGGTGGGAAAAGTTTATTTGCTTGTTCATCTGACTGATCAAACGGTGATTGTAATCCAAAGAAGAGGATACTTTTCTTACAATCCCGTCATAAAGATAGACGAAACAGCCTGAATGTCCTATGAGTTGAATCATTTAAATGATACGATTGAATTAACTGGAAAGCAAACCACAACCTAATCATAGGGTAAAAATTCTATCTTCTATGAAGTCACGATCAAATTTTCTGCGCAATAGCACGGTATAATCAAATCGGTTGACGGGGATGTTTCTGTTGTTGTGGCGATTGAGCAATTCGGAGTGGCAAGGAATCCCCGAAACCACATAAGAGTTTATCTTATCATACAGAGAACAATAGTTTTCCATTATGGGTTTAGACGCGAAAGCAAGCATATCAAATAAACCTCCGCGCCAGTCACCCCTAACAGGAACATTCAACCTTGCGGGGTCAAATGTATCAATTTTCAACGGGTTGGTGTATTTGATATCATACCGAGTCTTTAGAATGACATCGTAATGGTATTTGGTCAGAAGTTGAAATGCTAACTTCACGGTCCTCCACTGAAAAAACACACCAAGACAATCGGTTTCTGGAGGCTTGTTGCTGTAGCATTCCGAGGCGATGCTGTGTTTGATTTTTGCTTTATCTTCCACAATGCAGTCAACAGGACGAAGTAGTTCTATTGCTTTTTGGGTCGCGGGTTCCTCGTAAAGATGAAGATAAACATCGCATGAGTTGTAACGAAGTATGTTGCTCTCAAGAGAGGGATAGCAGTCCTCAAATGTTCTGGTGTCTCCACCAATGATAACGGCAACTTTCATATGCTTATGGTTGAGCCTTTGAATTTGTCAATCAGTTCTTGATCTTTGAAAATCCTCACCACATGAGCGGGATTTCCAACAACCAATGTTTTTGGTGGAACCGATTTTACAACCGTGGATCCGCAGCCAACCATGGAAAATTCTCCCAGAGTCAGACCGCACAACACCGTAGAATTTGCCCCAACAGAAGAACCCCTCTTTAGAGTAGTTTCTTCTTGTGTCCATTTGCCGTGAGATCGTGGATACCTATCATTGGTAAAAACACAATGCGGACCCAAAAAACAGTAGTCTTCAATGATCATACCAGAGTAGATGCTCACCCCATTCTGGACACGAACATTATCACCTATGACTACTCCCGGAGCGACATAGACATTTTGCCCGAACGAACAATTTTTTCCTATCTTTGCTCCAGAGCATATGTGCGAAAAGTGCCAAACTTTGGTTCCTTCTCCGATCTCTGCTCCGTCATCAACATAAGAGGATTCATGTACAAAGTAGTTCACAGTCTAATCCCTTTCAAAAAGAGTAAATGTTGGCCACATTGGGAATGGCATCGTATATCAAATTCATATCAGGATTCGATGAGAATGGACGAACAGAATGATACTCAGTAAACCGAGATGCTCTAATTCCTGATATGATATCATTTGTGATGGGAATGGCTCCATTGAACCTATCAATTCTTCCACACGCCCAATGTTTTGCAAAAAAGTCTTTAACCAATAAAATAGGAACTGGAGATGTATTATTTTTCAGGTGTTCCTGTAAGATGTAAGAGGAGTAAACCTCATCCATCCCCCACAATGTACCTTCAAGCCCTTTGGGGGCATCTCGTAAGACAATTTTCATCACTTCTTCGTGATTAAACACTTTAATTAGTTCTTCTTCCCACCTATCCTGAATAGAATAGATTTGTTTGAAGAATCTGCCCAGTCCAACATGGTGAGATGAGGGAAAAGACCAAGCACCGGCATGATTGTAAGCATCAGAAAATCCAACAACATACTTTTGTCTAGCATCTATGTTGTTTATCAATTCATAGAAACGGCCACTCAGTGGAATTTGATCTATTCCGGAAAGCATGCAGACATCATTTGGAAATAGACTTGCTCCATAAAAGAGACCCCATGTGCAAGTCCAATCCAAGTTTGGACTGAAAGCGACCCCAGCAACTCTCGGCAACAGAACAATATCCCCATGATTGGTGGATAGTCGCCCAGACTTCATCAATCCACCCAATTCTTCTTCTGTCCCAGAGAACATCAGGGTGGCTTTAGTGTCAAATTTTTCCGAATAAACCTTTGAAATGTAGTTCCAAAAACCGATGTAGTTTTCGTTGTTGTTTAGGCAGAAAATTGCTCTGTCCACAATCCTATTTGCGAATCCAATCACGAAGCACCGATCCTTTCAATGCACAACAAGATTTTTTCTGCTCTCTCAGCGTATGTATGCCTCTCCAGAAACAACTGCCTACCCGCATCGCCAATTGAAGCGAACTCCGGAGATCCGATCATGTTAATTGCTTTAGTCACAACCCGAACCATGTCTCGCTCGTCCGTGTAGAAGAAGCAGTTGACCCCGTCCACGAACCCCAACTCCAAGTACTCGGGGCTGTAGTTCGTGACCAAAACCGTCCCACATGCGAGCGTCTCAAACGATCGGTAATTGATGTCGTTAGCGATGTTCATGTTGAAGTGGATGTGGTAGGAGTTGATGGCTCGCACCATATCCTCCCCGATCACGAAGATGTCCTGCTTCAATCCAAACACTTGAGACAGCAGATTCACCGCCTGCTTTCTCTGTGGCGTTACATGGTTGCCACAGAAGCCGATTCTGTGGGTCTTGGCTACTGTAGGCATGGGTTTAACCAGAGATGCATCGGTGCAGTTAGGCAACCAGAGATGATGCTTCTCTCTCACATACGCCTTTGTGGAATGGGCGAGGATGTCGTACTTGCCGTTTCGGAAGATCCTCTCGTAGGGTTCCTGCCCGCGTACATGCGCGTCTATGCACCAGATCATCTTGAACGGCCTGCTCCATCTGGACATGTCGGGCAACCACTCATCTCCATAGTTCTCAAGGTTGATGACCAAATCGTACAGGTTGAAGTCTGGAACTTCACCAAAGTTCTCATGTCCTTTGCCCCATATCACGCAGTCGTGACCCATGGCATCAAAGGATCTCTTCAGGCAACAAGATTCCCTGAAATTCCGATTGGCATCATGGCGACCTCTCTCTTGAATAATGATTATTTTGCTCATTTAAAGTTTCCATCATCAATTCAAGAACGAACCATGATGATGTTCTCTGCGTTGAGGATGAGAACAGAGTAACCCATCTGGACAAACTTGGTCTGGAGGAGTTGCCACTTGCCGTCCTGCTCAATGCAAAGGATCTTGCATCCGTAGTTTCTGGGGTCAAACCAGTCTTGAAGTGCCAACTTCGCAGAGTACCCCTCAACATCAATGTTGATGAGATCAAAGGTCGGACCGAAGCGAGACATGAGTTCTTTCATGCCCACCTTCCCGACAAACACCTTTCTGGGATTGACCGAATCTCCATCCGAATTGACCTCGCTGTACCACCTCTGTACATGCCCATCAACGGATGAGGAGCAGGCACTCATCGGAGATTCGTGGAACTTCAGGATGGGAGAACCGTCCAACTCGTCCTCGGGAACCACTGCCAGATTGATCAGTTCCGCCCGTCTGGGTTCCATCTTGTAGAGATCAACCAGTTTGCAGAAGCAGTACGATGATGGCTCAACGAATACCCCCGACCACTCAGGATACTTGACCATCAACCCTCGCACATTGCTGAATCCCTCTCCGTCGTAGGCACCGATCTCCAACAGCCTTCCAGTGGTCAGGCTTCGCTTGGAGATGTAATCAAGGATGATGTCTTGTTCGTTGTTCTGTGAGTATTTTTTCATTGCGAATCCTTTGTTTTGATTGTGGTTGCTGCCATAGACTTACGATGGGTTTCGTGTATGTAGAATGTACGGATTGGGGTTTCCGAATTGAGTCATGTCTTCTAGCAGGCAAACTCCATCCCTGATGCACAACAGGCTCATGATGCTCTGATCGTGTCTGTGATCTGCGAACTCTGGGTAGTTTGGTTTGCCTTGTGTGTTAGGTAAGTCGGTTAGTATACGAGGATCGCAGCACCAATTCAACCACCTGCGAACAAAATCAACCGAGAAAGCAGTTTTTTTGCAGAGAAATATGCTTGCCATTCTATGCCCTGAATCGGTATATTTCTGCTCATCCATTCCCATCAAGACGAATGCATCCCTCTTGCAAAATTGCTTGTTTGTTCCACAAACGCCGAAGGTGGCAATTCCCGCTTCACCAATCAAACTTTCCGTGGACTCTATCCATTCCCATGGGTTTCTTACGAAATGCATACCCGAATCAGTGTACATGATCCAATCCCCGTCTTCGGCACCCTCAAGCGTTTTGCTTATCAGATAAGGTTTCCAAATCCAATATCCGGCACCTCTGGTCTGAAAAAATGTATAGGAGTTCTGCTTTATAAATGTTGGATTGATGTCCGCGTGACAATAGGGAATGCTTTTGTCAAATCCACCCACAGAGATCGCCGACGAACAGCAGTTTTTCTGTGAGTTGAGATACCTGCCATGGGCGTAGTTGATATGAATCTTCATTCCAAACTCCTAAAACTGCGGGTTGTCGTTCTCGTCATACACCTGACCCACAAAATGCTTTGGGTCTCTAGGAATAGGAAACGACTTTCGTGCAAAAAACTCGTCATGTTCAATCATGTCTCTCTGTGCAATCGGCAGAATTGAATGGGTGAGGAAATCCTGATCCAAGCCAAACAAAGAACTGCGGGTCAGTCCTTGCTTGTAATATGAATCAATCAATCCTCGCATGTTTTTGATCTTGCCACCAACAGCACCCCACATCCCACCCATGATCGGCGTTCCGTGTTGGGGGTGATCCCGCATCATATGAAATCCCTTACCCGAGGATATCCATTCCTGAACCGCCATGGCTTCTCGCTGCCCAATTCTGGAGTCGGCATCCCTGAAGATACAACGCTCTACTTCAGCGTCATCAATTGCATAGAATCTCCAGAACATAGACCAGTGGGATTCTTCTGATGCTTTCATCACAACTACCTTTGTGTTATCCAACAATTGGAGTGACGCGACCACCTCATCAGGGACTGTATCTCCATCGCAGTAGAATCGGCATTCCCATCCTCTATAGTAGATGCTCGCCAGTCTGGCGTTCTTGAGGGCACCTACCGTGTACTTGGGCTTGTCGCCCCAAAGGCTGAAAGACACCACATTCATTCTGATCTCCCTCAAGGTACGGCATAATCTTTATCAAACAGGTGGAAATTTTCTCTCGCGATGTAACTCGGTTTTCTGTAATGAAGCATTGTCAGTTCTTGGGGAGAGGCCAACTTCCAATTCATTCCTACAGACCATGTATCAGAATCTTCTTTTGGCTGAATGGGAGAAGAGCATTCAAACTGTTTCTCTATATCCACTCCGCAGGCATGGATGTTTGGACCGTAGTAATTGATAGGAGATTGAAACAGAATGTTTGATTTGGGATGAGAAAGATCGCAAAAGGATTTGAATGACATCCTTTCCGATTTGAATCTATTACCTGTGCTCATTGATCGGGTAGTTTGCTTCAACAACGGAATAGAATTGTTGGGATCAAATCTATCAGAATCAACTTCAAACGAACACACAGATACCATCAGGTATCCAGACAAAGATTGCATCATCTCTTCCGATAGACGATTTGATCTTCTCAATACAAACTCATCTACATCAAAAAATCCAAGAATCGTAGAAGTTCCGTAACTATCCAGAACTATTTTGTGAATCCGTTTGAAGTTTGTTGATATTGATGATGCCAGATGAGAATTACCGGCGTACGATTGTGTATCTTTGGAGTTATGAAACTCTGTTGGTGTATACGAGGAATCTATCACCTTGCAGTTGATGCCTTTGACTGATCGTATTTTTTCAACAGAGTCGTCGGATGAGTGATCATTGCATAGAACGAAATCCCGAATTCCTCTATCCCGATAATACTCAAGCCATTCCACTAGTCTAGAACTTTCGTTCTTGAATTGATTTGCAAGCACTATTTTCATGATGAAATTCCAGATTCCTTTTCGGCTCGCACCAAAGCAGATCCAACAACTTGATGCATATCGTAGTACTTGTAATCCGCCAGCCTACCACCCATTATGTATCGCTCCGTGTCCACCATGTCGCGATATGAACGATAGAGATCGTTGTTTTTCTCGTCGTTCACAGGATAGAACTTCTCCCTTTCCGGTGTCCAATCCTGCGGGAACTCCTTCGTGATCACCGTGTGATCCTGCTTGCCGAACTCAAAGTGCTTGTGTTCGCACATGCGAGTGAAGGGAACATGTTCCTCTGTATAGTTGATGACCGCATTGCCCTGAGCGTCCCCCTGCAAGAGTTGATGCTCAAACCGAAGACTTCTCCACTCCAGCCTGCCCTTCTCACATGAGAAGAACTCATCTATAGGACCGGTGTAGACGATACGCTTCGCTTTTGTATTCAGGTGATCCCTATCCTTCAGGTAGTCAACCCCTGTCTCCAAGGGAATGTCCTCCAAGAGCCTCTCAAAGATGGCGGTGTAACCCCCGATGGGTATCCCCTGATACTTGTCGTCAAAGTAATTGTCATCGTAAGTCAACCTGATTGGCAGTCGTTTGATGATGAATGAGGGAAGATCTTTGGGATCTCGGTTCCACTGCTTTTTGGTGTAACCGTAGATGAACTTGTGGTATATCTCTTCTCCGACTTGAGAGAGCACCCATTCCTCAAGATTGGAGGGGTTCTCAATTGGGATCTTCACTTGCTCTAACTTCCGCCTCGCTTGATCGGGAGTGATTGCACCCCACAACTGATGTAGGGTGAACATGTTGATGGGAAACGAGTAGATGGAGTTGCCGTGTCTCACCTTCGGGCGGTAGACGAAGTGATTGAACCTCGTCCATCTGTTCATGTACTCCCATACACGATCGCTGCTGGTATGGAAGATATGAGGGCCATATTCATGGACATGGATTCCCTCCACATCTCTGGTGAAACAATTACCACCGACATGATTCCTCTTGTCCACGACGAGACATTTCGCTCCCTTGTCGGTCATCTGGCGAGCAAACACCGATCCAAAAAGACCCGATCCCACTATGAGATAGTCGTACATGATCATCTCGCAACTTGAAAGTTGTGGGTCTCCTCAAAGGTCTTCTTGCACTGGTACATGTAGATGATGCCCTCAATCCACTCCTCCCGACGCAGGAGCGGGCGCACGCCCATGGAGAACACCCGGTCCTCTCCGCTGTTGATGGACGGGAAGCCCACCTGAACCGCCAGAGACCGCCTGATGGCGTTCAGGTGATTCGGGGGTCGGTAGTAGACCTTGCCTTCGTGGTCATCAATCCAGCGATCGTAGCGAAGCGAATGGATGAAGGGGCGGCTGTATCCGTCCGAGAAGGTGATGGAACCGGTTAGGGAGGTGCAGTCAGGGTTCTTGGTGAGACCGTTCATCACCTTCTCAATGTAGTCCACACTGACGGCATCGTCATCATCCACGAAAGCGACATACTCTCCGCCCGACTGGGTGAGGAGCATGTTCCTCTTCTGTCCGATGGTCAACTCGCGATTGTCGGCGAGGTGCAGCACCTGAACCGTCCTCGTTCCGATCTGCCGGTCAATAGAGGCTCTCAGGGCATCAAGCGACTGCTTGCGTTCGTGCAACGATGGAATCAATACTGACAGTTTGTGGGAGGGTTTCCAAGGCATGGGCGATTTCCTCTGGTTTCAGGTCGTAGTTGTTGAGAGTCCGCTGGGCATAGACGGGTCCATCTTGGTTGTACATGTCCTGCGACTCGTTCCTCTTGTGCAACTCATCGTTGGTGAACTGTCCCGTCCACTGGTGCTGGATGATCACCTTGTCAATGTAGACCACCTTCCCGAGCATGCGGGCGACATTGGTGAACTCATTGTCGGGGAACACGGACTTGTATGCAGGGTGGTACAGGTAGCCGAAGCGGTTGAAGTACTTCATGCCGAGGATGGACAGGGTGATGAGTCGGTCCACTCCCGAATACCCGTCGTTGAAGTGCAGCACCCCATCGGTGTCGGGGAAGTGCTTGAACATGTAGTGCTTGATGATGTCATCGTAGCCACCCTCCACGGGGATCATGTCATCGGATGCGAGCAGGATCACATGTGGGTTGATGGCACGCACGACATTCAGGTCGGCGTTGACCGCGGAGATCTTGCTGGTTGACTTGCCGCAGATGGGATGGATGCGACCCATGTGCTGGGCACACAGCCGGTCAAAGTAAGACCACATGTTCTGGTTGTTCATTGACCGGTCATCGTGGTCGTAGGAGATCACGAAGTGAACCTCGTTGGTCCCCGAGAGGTAGCCGAGATACCGATCAAGGACGGACATGAACTTGTCCGGTCTGTTTCTGGTCGGGAACTTGACCACCATCTTCATGGCTTGCTCTCCTCGTCGCCTTCCTTGTGCCACTCGTCCACGAACTTGACGCGGTCGCTCTGTGAGTAATCCATCGCGTAGTTCTTGGCACGGGCAAATAGGTCGGGGTCAATCTGCTTGACATACTCGCTGAAGTTCATGAAGAGGTTCCAGAGGGCTTCGGCGACCTCCTCCTCGTCTTCCTTCTTGATGGCGTTGGGATCCTCGTCACCGGAGTCTCGGTCGCCGTCCTCCTCGTCCTCGTCGGGGTCGCGTGGCTCGCTGACCGTCTCCACGATGTCATCGGCGCAGTCCTGCTTGAACTCGTCCAGAGTGCAGCCGTAGACCATACAGGGGGTTCCCTTGCCGAAGTAGGCGTTGAGGGAGTTGCTCTCAATGAACTCAACCGCCTCATCCTGATTCATCCCGTCCCGTTCCATCAGGATGTCCATGCATGCCTGATAGTCATAGACAGCGATGGGGTACTTCTGCCCGACCTTGCGTAGCCCGCCGACAAAAGCGTCCTCAAACCCGTTCATGAGAATGGTTCCTTCTTCAGGCATTGGTGTCCCCCTCTTCGGCTCCCATGATTTCCATGTTGCCCACCGAGTACTTGCTCTTGACGAACTCGCCGAACGAGGCATCGGTCAGGATGGGCATCCAGAAGTCCTTGCTATCGGTGTCATTCATGCGGAACTTCTTGTCCTCCACCTCACCGGTCTTGGAGTCCACGCGGGAGTACCATCCGTTGGACGGCTTCACCACATGCCCCGACTCAATCGCCATGTCAAGCAGACCGCTCCAGCGACTCAAGCCATCGTCAAACGATACCGAGATCGGAATCTTGGAACGCTCCTTCACATAGCGGGACTTCTCCACATTGATGATGAAGTTGTAACCCGTGACCTCCGTGCCGTCCTTCTCCTGCTGCCGACCGAGGATGAAGATGGTGTCGGCGGAGTAGTAGGAGCCGGTGCCGCCACCGACCACATCCTTGGCATACAACTCCATGGTCTTGTAGGTGTGGTTCACCACGACCATCGGGATGTCCTTGAGGGTCAGGTGCGGCGTGACCATGCGGAACAGCGACTTGATCTGCTTCGCACGGGTCATGTCAGCGACCGCCTTCTGGTCAAGTGCGTCCTCCACTTCCTTCTTGGAGGCGAGATTGCCGATGGAGTCAATAATGATCATGACCCGCTCGCCACGCTCAATGTCCTTCAACTGGTTCATGATGTCAAACTTGAGTTCCTCCACATCCTTGACGGGGGTATGGATGACCCGCTTCATGTCAATGCCGAAGGTCTCAAAGTAGTTGATGGGCGTGCCAAACTCCGAGTCGTAGAACAGCATCACGGCATCCTCGTACTTGTCAAGGTACGCCTTCGCCATGAGCAGGGAGAACAGGCTCTTGAAGTGCTTGCTCGGTCCCGCCCACATGGTGATGCCGGGGACGAAGCCACCGTCAAGCCGCCCAGAGAGGGCGACATTGATGGCAGGAACCGATGTTGTGATCATGTCCTTCTTGTTGAAGAACTTGGATGAGAAGAGAATCTCCGTGTCCTTGATGGTGGAGTTCTTCTTCAGTTTCTGGATCAGACTCATGGTGTAAACCTCACTGGTGTTATGTAGGTGGACTCAGGGCAACGCTTCGGGCTTGTCAAACGGATCCACTCCATATTCGCAGACATCCTCAAAGGTCTGGTACTGGAAGCCGGTTGACTTGATTGTCTTTAGGATCTCGCTCAACTCCTCGCGCACCACATACAGGCGTGCGTGCGTACCCGCGTGCGCGGGCGCGTCCGCGTGCGGGCGGATGTCGTGCATGACGAGGCTGATGCCCTTCATGGCCTTGGCGGTGTCCGCAAGACCCGCAAGCACTCCCTGCAACTTGCCCCTGCGGATGCGGTGCTCGCGGGTGTCTTCCGAACCCTTGAGCCGGTCCGGCTTGAAGTACATGCGGTCGCCTTGGTAGTAGTGGCTCTCGTTGCCGGGTCGGACATAGCAGAACATGGGGCAGACCCGACGATAGAGTTCCTCGTCAAAGCGGGAGAGGGGGAAGGCGAAGTGGGTCGGCTTGAAGCCAGCCCCCGCCATGTCCTCCATCGCAGGGAGAACCTCGTCCTCAATGTAGCGGTCCACATCGTACATGCGGGCATACGACAGGGCATCGCGGTGGGTCTTGCCGTGGCATCCGATCACATGCCCGTCCGAGCGGAGGTCAGAGAGCATGTCCAAGTCCTTGTCGGTGAGCAGGTGGAACGAGTCCACATAGAACACGGCTTTGGCCTTGTGCTCCGTGAACAGGTCTCTTGCGACATGCCAGTTGGAGACCGAGTGGTCATCAAAGCAGAGGTGTACATGCGGGTACTGAACCTTCTTCTCCTCTGCGAGGAACGAGACGAACTTTTGTGCTGTCATGGTCTTGCCTTCATGGGTATTTAGGGTCAGGCGAACAATCCGTCAAGGCTGCTGGTCTCCTCAACCTTCCATCCGATGGTGTCCAGAATGTTCTTGAGAGGGTCAATGAACGCCTTCTCAAACTGGGTGTCGTAGTCAATGTGCGGAAGCAAGCCGAACTCCTCCGGCAACTTGTAGGGGAAAGAGATGACCCTCTGACGGACGGGGTTCGGCTCCTTCAGGTAGACGAACTTCACCTTCTCGCCGTCACGCACGGGCTGGAACGACTTGAGCAGGGACTTCGCCTTGATCCAATGGTTGTAGATGAGAGCACCCTTGATGGCGATGGGTGTCGCCTTCTTGTAGATGCTTGCGGAGTCATGGTACTTGTCCATGTAGGAGCAGCCACGGGGAAACGCCACGCTCTCCACGGGCAGGTGGGAGAACTCCTCGCGGAAGGTCGCCACGAAGCCACGGAGGGTCGGCTCGTCCTGCGTCATGATGATGCGAATGGCTTCCTTCAACTTCTTCCTTACGATGAGCGGGGTGGACGATCGTGCCGTCTCAATGCCCATGATCTTCAGGTCTGGTTCCTTGACATAGACATTGTCCTCGCCGAGATGCACCGCGAGCATGTATCTCTTCTTCGCTGTCCAGATGCCCTTGGCCGAGATGCACTCCCGCTTCATGGACATCTTGTTGTCGTATGCGTTCATCCTCTCGGCGAGGTCGGCATACCACCGGTTGATTTTGGGGAGTATAACATCCGTGCAGCACTTGTCAAGGAACAGGATGGTCTCCTTGGTGGGCTTGGTTCCCAACATCTTGTCCACAAGACACCCCATCTTGAGGTAGACAGAGTCAGTGTCGGAGGCGATTACAAAATCCTCAGTGACCCCGCACACTTTACTCAGGAGAGCGTTCAATCTGTCTTCCACCCACCGGATGCTGAACTGACCCGACACCGTGATGGCTTCCGCCATGTCAAGGTTGTAGTAGCGGCAATACTGGTTGCCCAACGCACCGAACGCGGAGTTCAGTTGGACCTTGCGGACCATCTGGAAGTTGTTGTATTTGGCAATGTCCTTCTTCGCCTGCTCCACCTGCTCAGGCGTGGCATTGGGGTTGTTCTTGAGCCAGCCCTTGACCTCAAGCATCTTCTTCTTGAACACCTTTCGCTGGTCGTACATGGTGTCCATGAGTTCGGGCAGGAAGCCGCGGATGTCCCTGCGATACATGGTGCCGTTGGCGGCGACCGACAGGTTCCGTTCCTTTGCCTTTCGCAGTTCCCCCTCAAGGGTCTCGTTCTTGCAGGAGATTAGGTCATCAACGGAGATGCCCTTGACCCTCTCCTTGACCAGCGTCTCGGGGCTGAGGTTGTACTGCATGATGAGGTGGGGGTAGAGGCTGTCAAGGTCAAACGATGCGACCCAGTCGTGGCTCCCGACCTGCGGCTCCTTTACATACGCACCCTCAAACTTGTCATCCTTGTCCGCCGACTCCTTGGGCGGGATGGTGACATGCTTGGTCCGCAGGTAGTTGTAGATGATGCTGTCCCACATGCGGACCTGCGTGAACACATCGCCGAAGTTCCCCCGTGCGGAGTAGGCCAAGCCGTGAGCCAGTTCCAGCAGCCGCAACTTGTCCTCCAACTTGACCACCAGCAGGACATCGCGGATGTTGTACTCCACGAACCGCTGGAAGTCCTTGCGGTAGAACTCGGTGATGCTGGAGTAGTCATCATAGGACATCTTGCCCTCGCCCAGTTCCTGCGAGGCGATGAACTCCAACTTGTATGACTCTTGGTTGATGAAGGTGAACTTCTTGTATAGGTCAATGTAGTCAAGGATGGCGATGCCGTTGATGTAGTAGGCGATGCTCGCCTGTCCCAGTGAGTTGACCGCACCCTTGCGTTCGCGGACATCCTGCCATGGGGACATCCTCTGTGCCACCTTGCGACCGAGCACACGCTCCATCCGGCGATAGAGGTACGGGACATCAAAGAACACCACATTCCATCCGGTGAGGATGTCGGGGTCCAGTTCCTCCCACAGGTCCAAGAACGCAGAGAGCAACTTTGCCTCGTCGGTGAAGCACTCATACTTCACCTCGTCCGAATGGAACTGCCCCAACGCCAGCACATGAGTCTTGCCCTTCATGTGGACGGTGATGGCGTTGATGCGTTCCTCGGGGTCATCCATGCTCGGGAACCCGTCCTCGCTCTCGCACTCAATGTCTATGAAAGCGACACGGATGAGCGATGGGTCGTACTCCAGTTCTCCCTCGCTGCCGTAGGTCTGTGCGATGAACTGGTACTGCGGGTCAATCTGCCCGTAGATGCGGAACCCCTCCACGCCCTTGTACTTCTCCGCGAAGAGATGGGCTTCGTAGGAGTTCTCAAAGTCCACCGGCTCAACCTTGATGCCGTCAATCGTTGTCCAGCAATCCGGCTTCGGCTTCTTCGTCGGGACATAAAGCGTCGGTCGGAAGTTCACCGATTCATGGACACGCCGTCCGCTTGCGTCGTAGCCACGATGGAGGATACGACTCCCCTTCATCGTTACATCGGTGTAGAATGGTTTCATGTGAATAGTTCGGTCAGGGTTTCCGGCACTTGCTGTCTGATGCGTTCCTCGGACAACTTGATGTATTCGGGGTTCAACTCAATCCCGATGTAGCGTCTTTGGTTCTTCAAGGCAACCACGCCTGTCGTTGCGGCTCCGTTGAAGGGGTCAAGGACAGTTCCATCTTTAGGACACCCTGCGAGGACACAGGGAACGATAAGGTCTTCGGGGAAAGTGGCGAAGTGGGCACCCTTGAACGGCTTGGTGGTCACGGTCCAGACCGAACGCTTGTTACGCTTGCCATCAGAACCCCACACCCTCTCTCCCGAGGAAAACCTGTCTCCTGTAGGATAATCTGCTTGATACTTTTCTCCATGCTTGTCCCGAAGTGCCGGTGCAGTAGTAGCCATTTCCTTGATCGCCTCATGGTCAAAGAAGTATCGTGGCGACTTGGAGAAGAGGAAGATGTATTCGTGCGCCTTGGTGCATCGGTCGGTCACGCTCTCAGGCATCGGGTTCGGCTTGTGCCAGATGATGTCCTGACGGAGATACCAACCATCAGCCTGTAGAGCAAACGCAACCCGCCACGGGATGCCGATGAGGTCTTTGGGCTTCAGGTCTCCGCAGTCAACATCAACCAGAGTGCCAGCGATGGCTCCCCTGTTGCTCGCCTGCTTGGACCCGTCCCCCTGCTTCACCCATGCCGTCCCGTCCGCGTTACGACCCCTGCCGCTTCCTGCGTAGGAATCGCCGAGGTTCAGCCAGAGCGTCCCATCATCACGCAGGACGCGACGGACCTCACGGAACAACTCAACCATCTCACTTACATACCCATCGGGGGTCTCCTCAAGACCGATCTGCCCGTCAACTCCATAGTCACGCAAGCCGAAGTAGGGCGGCGAGGTGATGCAGGTGTGGACGGAGCGGTCCGGCAGGGTCTTGAGAACCTCACGGCTGTCTCCCTGTAGGATGGTGTATCGGTCATTCATAGATGCTTCCTTACCTTGTTCCAGTAGGCGGTGGTCGCGTCCCACGCCTTGCTGCCCTTCCGCTTGAAGATGTTACAGCCCCCGTTGTGAAGACGGGCCATGTCCTCCATGGTCGCACCCGCGGGCGCGTACCTGCGCATGTACGCGACCACGACCCTGCGCGCGTACGCGGGGTCAAAGCAGTCATTGTAGGTTCCGCCGAGCGTCTTGTCAAACGCGACGGCATCCTTCCAGTAGCCACGGTGGATCTGGAAGGCACCGATGGCCTTGCCCCCGTCGCCCACGGCGTTGGGGTCACCACCGGACTCAACCATCATGATGGCATCAAGGAATCGGTCCGAAACTTTCGTATTGGACGCTGGCAGCGTGGGGGAGGTTAGAGATAGACACACCAGAACCGGAAGCAGCCGAAGCATTCTCATTCTTCTTTCCTTGAAGGTAAGAGTAAAACAGCACGGAGTAGTTGATGAGGTCAAGGCAGGTGTCCTCAACGCTCTCGTCCTTGACTTGGAGCGTGCCGGACTCCACGAAGGAGGACAGGCGGGACATCTTGTCGGTCATCCGGACAAGCATCCCCGCCTCGGTCTTGCAGATGCCCATCGCCTCGCAACGGGTGAAGTTGGCGAATGGTTCCTCGCCGCTGCGTCCGGCATAGTCGGCGTTCTTCTTCTGCATCAGGGCGAACGCCTTGGAGCAGAGGGTCTGGTGGTGCTTCAGCAGTTCTTCTCGGTTCATTGTCAAGCCTTTCCGGTTGAGCCGAAACCACCCTTGCGGTCGCCCTTGGGCGGGATGGGGTCGGCGAGTTCCTTGAAATCACATGAGAGTCGGTGGACGATCTCTCCTTGGCAGATGCGGTCGCCATGGTTCACCCTGACATTGATCTTGCTCATGTTCATGACCGCCACCATGAGTTGGTCGGTGTAGTCGGAGTCAATGACCCCCTCCGCGTTGGCAAGCACCAGACCGCCCTTGAGAGCCAGCCCTGACCTCGCGTGCAGGCGGACGGAGTAGCCCTCGGGGATGTCCAGAACGAGTTGGGTGGGCAGGAGAACCCTGTCGCCGGGTTGCAGGAGGATGAACGGGTCCATCTTGTCATGGACATGGGCGAGGTACTTGGTTGGTTCTGAGTTGATCGTCCATGCGTCCACCTCCCGCTTACCGGCAGGCAGGCATACCCGCAGGTCAAAGCAGGCGGACTGGCTGGTCGCATAGACCGGCGGGAACGCCTCTGGGTGCAACTTGTGATAGCCGAGCACGATGTTCGTGTTCATGGTGTAAATCTCACTTGTGGAAACGGCTATGGTATCAGGTTTCGTCGCTGCCGTCAAGGGGTCTCTTGCGAACTCCGATGCGGTACTTCGGAATCAGTTCCCAGTCATTCTTTTGGCTAAAGGGAAGAATCTTGAAGTGACTTATCGGACATGCCGGTTCCTTGGTCATGGCAGGGTTGACGATCTTGACCAGCCCCCACTGCTCAAGCAGGTTGGCGATGGTGTTCCGTCGTGCCTTGTCCGACTCCGCGAAGTCGGATTCCAATCCATCCAGCATGAAGAGTTCCTTGAAGTGGACAATGTAGTACTTGCCCTTCTTGTGGAGGATGTGGCAGGACTGGTACAACTTGCGTTCGGTCTTGGAGGAGATCCCGATGCGGGTCAGCGTCTCCTTCACCTTCAAAAAGTTGTCGGGTGAAGGTAAGGTGACCTCCACAAGGGTGTCTACTATTTGATTCACGGGATACGCCTTCTACTAATGATGATTTCGCTTCACGAATCGTCATTATTTAGCGTTCCTTCCACCTTTGGCGGTCCGTAGAGCCTCCACCTGCTCCTCTGTCAGGAGCCGGAGGTAGTCCTTGGCCTTCCTGCTGCTGACCTTATAGTGCTCCATGATGACCTTGAGCCGTTCCTGCTCCACCTCGTTCTTCTTGATCCACTTGTCCCACCGCTTGCGACGGCGGACGGAGTGGTAGAGGTAGTCAAACTGCATGCGGTTGTCCAGCATGTACTGGCAGTTCATCTCGTTGGCATACAGGAGGGTGTCGGGGCTGAACGAGAGGGCACGATTGACCATGAACGGGAGGTAGTGCTTCTCCGCGTCGGGGTATGCGTCCATCGGGTTGTCGGTCTTCTCGTTGATCGCCTTGAGCAGGTCGGTCAGGGTAAGTTTCATGGTATATCCAAGTCGGCGAGGGGTGTCCCGTCCTCCATGCTCACATCCACGATGAGCCGCATGGGGATGTAGATCCACTTCCTCTTCTTGATGTCATAGACGCTGTGGAGGTAGAACTGGTCGTATCCGCTTGACCCATGATAGCGGTCAATGAGGGGTGCTTCAACATACTCGGGGGTGACCACGCAGATGCGGTGGGAGATCTTGGTCTTGACCCGCTTGCCGTTGATGTCCTCGTACTCAATGTCAAGGTGGTTGGGATAGATGTTCTTGAGCAGGGCATCAATCCACTCGGAGAGCATAATGTCGGTCATACCCGTCACTTCAAAGTAGGAGCCGAAGCCCCCGTTACCGCTGTCATCCGAATGCTTCTTGGCGACACGCATGGAGAAGTATGACTTCCTCTCATGGAGGAATGACTGGCGGGCATGCTCGCACTCTCGTACGAACTGCTCGTACTTGTACTTTCCCTCCAGTTTCTTGTTGATCTGCGTGACCTTGTCCAGTTCGTCCTCGGTGATGAGGCTGGATAGGAGCATGATCTTTTCAACCGGACTGGCATCCTCGGCATCCGACCCCTTGCGGATTCCGTCTAGGCTGTCCCAAAATTTGGGGTTGATTTCGGTGGTCAGTGAGGAGCGGAACTCCTTCACATAACCATCTATGTCGTACTTCTTGCCGATCTCATGGATGGCAATCGAAAGGTCTCCGAGGCTCTTCACGACCATGGTAGCCTCCCTTCTCTTCAGGGAGTATTTAGGTCTTGAAGGTACACTCCGAGGCGAGAGAAATACAACAGGCGGCAAGGTTGATCTCGGGGTCGGCGGCGAACGCAGCCCTGTGCTGATATTCAGCCAGAGTAAGGATTGCTTGAGGTATTGATGAAGGCGTGAGAGACTCAAGGAGAGCGTCGTAGATGCTGCGGAACACATGAGCCGTATCGCGGTCCGTGTTCTCAACCACCCACTTCCGGATGTCCGCGAAGTTCTTGGACTTGAGAGCCTTGACCAGTTGCTCCATGCCCACATCAGGGGAGACAAGGATGCCCGCGTCAATGGTTCCCGAGACGGAGTACCGCTGGACCTCGTTGAGGATGCGGCGGAAGTCGGGGAAGTGACTGACGATGAGTTGTGCGAGGACTGCTGGCTCATGGCTGATCTCCTCTGTGTTCAAGATATGGACGAGCCTCTCATGGAACTGCTTCGCCATCTTTGACTTCTCCTTGGAGGGGATCTTGAAGTCAATGGTGGTGCATCGCGAGTGAAGAGGAGCGATGATGCGATGCTTGAAGTTGCATGTGAGGATGAAGCGGCAGTTGGACGAGAACTCCTCAATGAACCCACGCAACGCGGGCTGTGTGGATAGGGGGTTCAGGTAGTCAGCCTCGTCAAGGATGACCACCTTGTGTCCACCGTTCAGGGACATGGAGGAGGCGAACTGCCGGATGCGCATGCGCAGCGTGTCAATCCCGCCGTCCTCTGATGCGTTGATGAACATCATGTCCCTGCCCAACTCCGAGCAGAGGGCGCGAGCCACGGTGGTCTTGCCGCAGCCCGCACCCCCCGTCAGGATCATGTTGGGGATGTCCCCCGACTTGACGATGTCGGTGAATGTCTCCTTCAGGTTGGTCGGAAGGATACACTCATCAATCGTCTTCGGACGATACTTCTCTACCAGAAGTGTCTCTTCCATGTTCAGTCCTTGCTGATGGTGCTGTCGGACTCAAGGGCGATCCAGTAGGTGACGGGACCGACGAACTTCACGACCTTCTTCTCGGCGAACGACACATCGTAGTCACCGGGGAACAACTTGATGTTCTCCACCTTGAGCCAGAACCGGAACGACATGTCCGGCTGCTCCTCGTCAACGACGAGACTCCAACTGTGACCCGATGCGTTCTTCTTGTCGCACACGCGGATGCAGATGCCCTCGTCGCACGACTCAACGCAGAAGTCGGGAGCCTGTAGGACAGAAGCCGCCTTGAGGACCGACGCGATCTTGTCCTCGGTCAGGCGGAACTGGACCGCGACCTTGGGCATGCTGATCTTCTTGTCGGGCGGGGCGGACAGGAGCGAAGGCTCGGAGAAGAAGTACTTGACCGATGCCTTGGATCCCTCCGAGCCGATGTTCACGAACTTGCCGTTCTCGTCAAACTCAAACTCGGGGTTCTTGAAGAGGCTGATGGTGGAGAGGAACTGGGACATGTCCCAGATGCCGAACTCCGTGTCAAAGGTCTCCGCTACCGTGGCCTCCGCAAGGATGGTGGAGGACGGCGAGATGGTGCTGATGGTGTTGCCCTGCTTCACATGGAGATTGCTGTTGATCCCCGCGAAGTTCTTGAGGATGTTCAGGGTCTCCTGCGAAATCTTGATCTTGGTCGCTGTGCTGCTCATTGTGTAGTGTCTCCTGTTGGACCTTTCTGGTCACTGGTGTTCTTGTATGGCTTGAAGGGTACGAACGGCTCGTCCTCTTCTTCTGATTTGGTCTCTGGTTTCTGGATGTCAAAGGTCTTGTTCTGGTATATGGATATCTGGTCGGACCTGTAGTGACGAACGATGCCGCCATCACACAAAGTCACACACCAGATGTCGTTCTCAAATGTCCCGCTGTCGCGGACATAGATGGCATAGCCCTCTTTGTCTCCCTCAACGATGACGGGAATCGGGTTGCGGAACTCATGAATCATAAACCGAGGACGAGGGGCTTTCGCCCCCCGCTCGGTGGCACGGACGGGTTGGGTTTACTTCTTGACCGAGCAACGCTCTTCGCAGTTACGCATGAGGTTGCCGAGGGCACGATCAATCTCATCAACGCGCATGTCAAGGTGACGCTCGGTATTTTCAAGATGACTGTCAAGACGGTCAATGCTGTCGTTGAACGAATCCTGAAGTTCGTTGACGCGATCGTTGAGATCCTGATGGAAGGTGTCCGCATTGATGCTCTGTGCCTCGCGAATCTGCGAGTGTTCTTCCTCAATCCAGTCATAGAAATCCTTCCCTGACTTGATCTTGCTGTCCAGTTCCGTCCAAAGCGAGGACACCAGCAGCAAGGCACCGACGAAGAACCACGGCACGCCTGCCGGATTGGACTCGTTCAGGTAGTAGTTCATGCCGTAGAAGGTGGTGAGCAGTCCGGTCCATCCCGTCAGTCTGCTGACGATGAACATTCCCTTGTTGACCGTGGGTCGGTTCACGAACAATGTAAACATCTTGCGACTCATTCCGAAATCTCCTGTAAAGAGGGTTGAAGTGTGGGAGTATACCATCTCTCCCGTGGAAGTCAAGTGGTCAGATGATGGTCAGGGAGCAATATGCCATGCCCCGACCGCCTTTGTAATAGCCAAAGATCAAGAGGTGCTTGCGGGAACGCTTGGTCCCGCCGGTGTATATCTTGCCGTACTTCACGATTCGCTTTCCGCTGGTCATCTTCCATCCGCTGTTCAGGGCGAAGGACATGATGCTGCTCTTCATGCTGGTCGGGATGTTGCCCTTGAAGAAGTAGCCCTGTATGCTGCCTTCCCAGATGTTGGACTCCTTCATCGCACCGATGAGAGTCATGAGATCGTTGAATCCCTTGTCCTTGGACTTGCCGCCCCGCCCCATCTTGGACGAGAGGATTGCCTTCACCTCGTCGCTCGGGGAGCAACCCTCGCTACGGCAGTTCTTGGTCCGTGCTGTGTTGCGTAGGGTGGATGCCATCTGTTACTGCTGGGCGAGTCGGTCTCGCAGTTTTCGTGACATGATTTCCGTGGGCGTGAGTGGATACTCAATCGCCTCAAACTTGAAGCCTCGCGGGGCGGCTTCCTTGCCTCGCACCATCTTGGAATAGATGCCGCTCATGGCCATGGGCTTGAACTCACCCACGGACTCTTCCTTGCCGAGACCCGGCCATGCGTCAGGCTTGGTCCCGATGAGGACCGCGTTCTTGTTCTTCGGATCTTTGAAGAGCACGCAGTCCTGTCCATACTTCTGTCCCATCTTCTTGGCGAAGCCCTTGATGGCTCCGACGGTGGCGGCTGCGTCATCGCGACCGATGATGAGGAAGGACTCCTCTTCCACCCGTCTCTTTCCGCCCTTGCCATCGTCCTCGTCGTAGGTTCCGATCAACTTGTTGAAGCCGAAACCAGCCGCGCGGATGTCCGACTCCAGACGAGCGTTGTTGCCGCGATTAGTCTTGCGGTCCATGGGATTGCCGTCGGCATCACGCCCACGGAAAGCCGTGAGCATCGCAACGGGGCGATTCTCAACATTCGCCTTGATCCGCTGTAGCGATGCCTCGTCAAGTTGTACTCGCTCGTATAGGTATGACATGTCACTTCCCCTGCTGCTTGGCCTTCTTTGCCTTCGTGATCTTTGCCTTGGCCTGTGCTGTGGCCATCAGGGCTTCGGCTTCAGCATAACCGATCATGTAGTACATGGTCAAGTTGCCGGTTCCGTGCTTCTTGTCGGCGAAAACATTGAGGACGCTCGCGATGCTCAAGCGATTTCCCGCAACATTCTCTCCCAAGTCCTTCAACCGCCTGCCGATGTCCTTATGCCGCATCTCATAAGGCATGGAACCCGCACCACGGAAGACCACGACGGGATTGTCGGGGTTGGAGATGTCTACATAGTTGAGGGCAATACTTCCTCCCTGCGGGGTGAGGGTAGTGGATACTCCCTCCTGCTCGCTGATCACTTCGCGAACGGATTTGACCAGAGGGTCGTTGAATGGGTCTTTGGTGTTCATGAAGAGTATTTAGGTTCCTCTTCCACGGGACGCTGGAACTCACTGGGAAGGTTCTCGTCAATGTCCACCGGCTCGTAGCCCATGGTCTGGGCGCAGTCGGGGCAGAGGGTCTTGTACCATCCCCTGTCATTCTTGAGGCACAGGTAGCCGATGTCCCCGCAGACCTCGCACACGGTGCCCGAAAACTCCTCGGTGAACCCAACGAGTGCGTAGATGCGGTTCAACCTATCCTGCGGAATCGGGACATGCTGGTGGATGCGAAAGGCGAACCGGAGGACTCCGAACTTCTCCTTGGTCTTGTAGAGATGGAACAGGGGAGGGTTCTCCTCGCTCTCAACCTCGGGCCACCACTGGATGGGGATGTCCTTGAGTTCCTCCTCAATGGCCTCGGCGACACGGGCGACTAGTCCGTCCCACCCGTACCCATGCTCCCAATCAACTCTTCTAGGGTGCTTCTTGTGCCGACCGAAGACACGGGGGCATCGGAGTTCAATCTCGTTTCGGTCCTTCTCTCGGGCACGGACCATGTCCTCGTAAGTTTCGCGGTAGGCTTCTCGGGGGTCTGCTCTTCGGTCTCCAGCCCCTCCTCCGGAACCCACTTCGCCGCCAGATAGTTGGTCTTGCCCTTGATCTTCTTGGAGAAGTCGTTCAGCCACTCCGCTTCCTTCTCCGCCTCCGTCCGCGTCTTGTAGGTTGCCACCGTGGCTTGCTTCACCACCAGCCAGCCCACCTGTGTCTTGCCGTCCATCACCTTGATTGCCCATTGTTTTTTCTCCATAGTTTGTACCAACCGGTCTGACAGGATTTGAACCTGTAACCACCGTCTTAACAGGACGACGCACTACCGTTGTGCTACAGACAACCGAAAGCGGGCGAAGGGATTCGAACCCTCGACACCTTGCTTGGAAGGCAAGAACTCTACCGCTGAGTTACACCCGCATGATTTTAACCAGCCCAATCATACACCTCTTCCCGTCGCTTGTCAAGGAACCCCACCCTGCCTCCCTGCTTCAGCACCCGAGCGAACACCTCGTCAAGAGGGATGGGAGCGAAGCCGGTGTGCTCCACGCAGACATTCAGGTACGACGGGTCGTTCTCCAGACCACCGATATCGGCGACCCGTTGGATATGCTTCGCGTGCGTGTGCCCGTGGACATTACATCCGAACTTCTCCAGACATGATGCATGGATGGGCGCGTGCGAGAAGACGCACCCGTTCAGCACATGGAACGCACGGATGTCGCGGAAGTGCTTGGCGTAGTCCTTCAGGTCAAAGATGTCATGGTTCCCACGGATGAGGATCTTGTCGCCGTTCAGCCGCGAGAGGATGTCAAGCGATCTCTTTGCGATTGCGACATCACCGAGATGGTACACCTTGTCGGTGGGCTTGACCACGGCGTTCCAGTTGGCGACCAGAGCCTCGTCATGATCCTCTATCCGGTCCCATGGACGGAGTTTCACCCCCTTGGAATTGAACTTGCAGATATTCGCATGTCCGAAGTGAGTGTCGGACACCACGAATACATCCTTGTTCGGAGGTGGCTTGGTTCCCTTGGGGGTGTTCATGGCGAGATCTTTCTAATGGAGTCGGGGGGAATCGAACCCCCGTGATGTCATGTTTACTGTGGTGCATTCTACGCTAATATCCGTCGCTTGTCAAGACCCGCCGCCGACGGCAACTGAGCGGGTCATGTTGGAGTCTTTGGTTCTCGGACCTTGGTGGGCGTTCCGTTCCGCAAGGTCCAATCCTCTGTTTTCTCCTTCTACCCTAGAGGAGTCAGGTAGTCGGAGGTCAGGCTGCGAGAGCGAGACGGTAGGGCTGCTTGTTGGCAGTTCTAATTTCCATGTCTTGTTGCGGGGCGAACATGGTTCCCCGTAGCGCATCACTCATCAATTCACATGCATTCGATACCTTTACGACCCCTTGGTTCACTTGAGACGGAGCAGGTACTTCGTCTTATTCAACGCTCCGACCATCTCATCCCGCAGGTTGAGGAGATCGGTATCCTCCGGCTTCAACATCGCCGGAACATCTTTTGCCATATACTGAATGGTCTTGTCAATGAACTCCACGCATCCGGCGTTGTCCTTGTAGTTGCCGAAAGTCAGCGAGTATTGGTTCTTGGCGGCGGGAACCCCATAGCGACCGGAGAACACCTCCACGAACTCGTCAACGAGAGGGTCAAGGTCACCGTAGAGACCTCCGAGAGCCTGATGCTCGGCGTAGGACTTCGTCTGCCAGTGGAAGATGCGAAGTTGGGCTTGGAGTGTGAGTAGCGTGGTGATCAGTGTCATGTGTGCCTCCGGATTCATATTTAGCCCTTGAGGGTGAACATGCCGGACCCATTGGACCAGCCGTCGGGCATCGGCTTGCTTTCCATCTTCTTTCGGGACTCATCAAAGACCCGTGCGTTGGCATCGTTCCACCCGCGCACATACTCTTCCTTGAACATGTCCTTATCATCCGACTGCATGATCTTTCCGTCCATGCACTTGCCCTGCATGCGGTCTCCGTATCCTAGTTCGTATGCCCGTCCGGGCGTGTAGGGGTGACTCATGGTTTACTCGCTTTCTTCTTCGTCCTGACAGGCTTCCTCTTGGGTTTCTTGTGGAAGATGGCATCGTAGTTCTTGCCATATTGCTCAAGATTGACCCGCCGGTATGTATCTCCTTTACCGGCTCCGTGTTGTCCTTCGTTCATTCCTTGCTCCTCTTGGTTATTGGTCGCCCGCGAGAGACAGGATGTATTTGTGGTATTTGCGGACGAATATCTTGGGGTTGTTCCTGACCATCTCGGTGTTCATGTACAAGACCTTGACGGATTCGTGATTCATCCACTGAAGGTATGAGAACTGGGCCGACCTGACATACTTCTGTTTACCCTCCTCACACTTCTTGATGATCCGCTCCTCCAACTTTTTCTTTACCGCATCAAACGAGAACTCAATCGCGTACATGATTTGGTTCTGGTAAAACAGCGAGCAGATGACACCGAGGTTCTCAGAAGAGTCCTTCTCCAATCTCTCTCTGGTGTAGTCAGAGAAGTTTCCGCTACCGTTGATCTTATCCTGCCTCTTTTTCTTCGGGTTTTCTGTGTACAGTTTGGGCTTGACTTCCTTGTTCCTCTCGCCGTCATGGCAGTCGTATCCATGCTTGCCGGGACAAGGAGAGTATCCGCACATCCTGACCGTGATCGCCTCCCGCATCTGCGAGGAGTTGGGATCGTTCAACTGCCGGACAAGCAACCACTCCGACATCGGGTCCATCTGGACCTGCTTGCCCAGAGCATAGTCAACGCACATTCCCATGTACCGATCGTCCATCAGTTCGTCTTGAGGTAGCATAGTGTCCTGTCCACCGATTTTCGGCTGTTCTTGTTGACCTGTCGCGAAGAAGACACCACATTGTACTGGCAGCACTCGCCGTATCCGAGAGAGGCATGAATCTGGTTGATGCTGTCCCACATGTCGTGGCTCTTGACCTTGGACACATTCCAACATGACTTGCCCCAGTTGTCAAGTCTCATCACGCAACTTTTGATGACAGGTCCGAGAAACTTGTCCACCCAGTCCGAGTACGACGAGCATCCGTGGACCGACTGTGTGGTCTCGTCGGTGTAGACCTCAAGGTTGAAGTAGGGGGGACTTGTCAGCACGGTGTCCGCCACGGGGAAGTCATGATTCCCCATGTTCAGGGCATCGTCGCAGATCAGGGTGACATGGCTTCTTATGCCGAGGAAGTCAGCCAATCGGTTCAGGTTCTCATAAGTCGTGGTGTTCGGCTCAAAGGCGATATAGTGGCACTGGTTCGCAACGGAGCCAAGCATCCTGCCGCCCCATCCTGCACACGGGTCCAGCACCACCTTGGAACCCCTTGTCACCATCTTTGCCATCTGTGGGCGGTACATCGTGGACTTCGGCAACCCTCCACAGAAGTACACGCCCCGTCTCAACTCCGAGAGGTAGGGAGTTGAGTGGGACTTCCTGTTCCATGTCAGCACCTTCTCCATGAACTTCGGGTCCGTCCAGAGGGACGAGAAGGAGTTACCCTTGCTGTCCGAGATGTCAAAGAAGTTCGGGAAGAAGTGCTCGCACAACTTCATCCCCACCCGATTGGTTGAGTTTATGGTGACCTGATTGGGATTCCACTGGACGAGTTTCCGCCAATCATCCAGCAGTTCGCTGTCCGAATGACTGAAGCGGTAGTCCACCTCCGACAATTCCTTCGCAAGCGACGGGAGAAGGTCCGCGAACTTTTCGTCCGCGAGACTTCGTGTGGAGCCTCGTCTGTTCAGGAAGTTTGGTAGGACCATCATCAACAATCACCTTCACAAGTACCGTAGACAGGACTCGAACCTGCACGCCTTTCGGCAGGGGTTTTTGAGACCCCCGTGTATGCCATTCCACCACTACGGCTTCACATGATATAACCGAGTTGCTTCAGCCTTCCGATGGTTGCCTCGGCATTCTTATGAAGGATGCCGATGCCGCCCTTGGACTTCCACTCGCTGATGTTCTGTGACATGTCATCAATCAGGATGTTCGGGGTTCCGTCCTTCTGGACCGCGTAGTTCTGCTTCTGTGCCCGCAGGAGAATGTGCGTGCGGGTTGGCAAGGGGTTCAGGTTCTTCTTGATCCACACCATCTTGTCTTCCTTTGAAGTCGGTTGCCATGTGCTGGTGTGGGCAGAGAGGATGTGGGGTCCGAACTGGCTGATGTACTTCCAGAGACGCTTGCCATCCTTCATCCACGGCAACTTCTGGAAGAGGTTCGGATGCTCGCGGTCAAACTTGGCCTTGTTGTTCTCCAAGTACCGGTCAAAAGACTTCTCGGTGCAACGAGTCATCTTGTCCATCTTGCAGATGCCACCGATGATGTCAACCAGCACCCCATCCATGTCGCAATAGATGATGCCCTTGGGCGGGTTGCCGTGACTTGTCTCGGTCAGGTGTTGTACAAACGATCTCATGCTCTTATTTAGTGATCCCAAGGGGATTTGAACCCCTGTTGTCTCCGTGAAAGGGAGGTGTCCTAGCCTGCTAGACGATGGGACCGCAATGCTCTCGGTGGGACTTGAACCCACGACTTACGGATTACCTACCACTTCGGCTTTCGCCGCCCTTTCGGTTCGTGGTCTGGACTTTGCCTTCATCCGGTCTGGATGCTCCTCGTCAAGTCTCTACACCTTCCCTTACGGGCTTGGCTCGGCGTTGCCAGCGAAGGGTTCGCCGATTTTGGGGAGATTCGCTTGCACATTCCTGTGCAAGAGTTCCATTGAAAGTCCGCTACTCTACCAACTGAGTTACAAGAGCGAAAGCCCCTACTCAGAATCGAACTGAGTTCTCATGATTACAAATCAAGTGTAATACCGTTATACTATAGGGGCAGCATCCCCGGCAGGACTCGAACCTGCGACAGGCGGTTTAGAAAACCGCTACTCTATCCACTGAGTTACGGGGATATGGGAGGTCAGTCGCCTAGCAGGTCGTTCTCGTCGTTCCGCTGGTGTTCAATGTTCCATTCCTTCACCCTGTCCACACGGAAGGCACGCCAGTCGTTCTTCTCCACATCCCAGACATACAGGACATCCGGCGAGTGGCGGGGCTTGCCCGTCTTCGTGCCCGTCAGGGACACGGACTCCTCGCGGGAGGGGAGGAACTGCTCGTCCAGCGTGCAGAGCATGGTACGCTCCGTCCCGTCCGTCTTGGTGAAGATCACCTTGCAGATGGAGCAGTGGAGAGCCTTCAGGAGGAGGTTGCGGGTGGCTTCGGTCTCGGTGATGTTGAGGTGGCTGTTGATTCCAGTGTTCATACCGGTAAGCATACCACACCATCGTCCTGTTGTCAAAGCCCCTTGAGATAATCTTCCAGATCTTCCGGATCCGGCATGTCCTCGTCCGAAGCGGAGTTATTGGACTGCTCCTGCTTGCCTGTCCAATAGGGAGACCGCCAGAGGTGCTTCTCCGCGTCGGGGTCGTCTCCGACTCCCTGCTCTTGCTCCTCCTGCTTATCGGACTCCAACTTATCAAGCATGCCCCCGAAGATGGAGTTCAGGACTTCCTTGATGTCCTGCTCAATCTCCTCCACGGGCTTCTTTGCTGGCTTGGGCTTGGGAGCCTTTGGAGGCACGGGCATGAAACCGGTGGCATAGGCCGTCAGTTCCTCCTTGCTCGGCGGAGGACCGCCACGGGTGCTTAGGACGAGGGTCTCAATGTCCTTGCGGACGCGGGAGAGTTCCTTGGTCGCGAGTTCTCGGACCGCCTCGCTCTCCAGACCCTTCTCAATGTTCTCCAAGTCCATGGCCACCATGACCATGTAGTCCATCAACTGCTGGATCCGCCTCACAAGGTGGATGTTGTGGATCATGAACGAGCGGTTGAGTTGGGATCCGTGGTTACGCATTGCGACATCATACCATGGTGGCAGAGTAAGTCAAGTGTTATAGTCCACGATAACCCAAGTTTCTGGCTACCTTGGGATCAATGCCCTTTGGCGATCTGGCTAGTGCCATAACCGCTTGCTTTTCTTTTCTCTTCACGAACTTGCTCGCCCCCTCCGGATCATTCTCAAAGTCAAGTTTGGGCGGGGGTGCCAATTTGCCAATGTAGTTCTGTACGGCTGCAAGACCATTGCGACTCATCTGTGGCGAACCCGCGTTCTTGATGCGGAAGTAGTTGATCTTCGCGAACACGGGAACCTTGAGGTCTCTGTCAAGGGTATGGACCTTGCCATACTTATCCTCAATTTCCGATCCCTTGGTATAAGTGATGCTGCCACCCTTGGAGCCACCGATGATGACTACCACATCTCCGTTGATGCCCATCTTGCCGTAGTTCTTAAACACCACCTCTTGCATGGTCTTGGCTGCACCTGCATGTGACTGGAGAACGATGTGGGAGTTCACCACACGATCGCGGCTGAGATTCTGCTGCATCGCGATCTTGTAGTCGGTGAGGATCCAGACGATGTGAATGTCATCTCTTTTATATCCGGCGTTCTTGAGTTGGGTGAGGATCCCCTCCTCGCTCGCGTCACCAAACAGCGTCTCGGGATCTTTCATGGTCACATCAAACATGACATTCGGCATTTGCATGGCACCACCCTTTCCTGCGAACAGGTAGGTGATCTTCTTCTGCATGAGATTCATGCCCTTGACGAGCATGTGGAGCGTGGATGTGTCCTTTGGATTCTTCAGGTCAAGATCGGAGATATCCTTGAGGACTTGACCGAGACGCTCGCTCCCGACTTGCGTCTTCTTGTCACGCACCTTGAGCAGGAGATCCTTGAAGTCATCGGGATTGATGACCTTGTACAACTCTCCCTGAAGCAGATGGGTTACAGCGAAGCCCTTGCCCGAACCGGCACCACCAGCGAGGATGACTGCCTGTCCATACTTCTTTCCCTTGCCGAGCACGACAAGTGCCTCGTTCAGTAGGGTGGACATCTCCTCGTTCAGCGTGTCCTCATGAGCCTTGCGACCCTCGTCTCTTATGGTGTCAAATCCCTTCATGGCTTCTCCTGTATTGAACTATTTAGACCCTCGTCATGATTCCAATCTTGCCGACCGAGTGCGGGGCAGGCATGGTGTTATTGGGCAGGGCACGGGTCTTGGTCTTGGCCTTCCGCTTTCTCATGTTGTGGGTCTGGACGATGAACTCACCCATGCCCTTGCGGAACTCCCACCAGTCCTTCCCTCGGTTCATGATGTCCTCTTTCATACGGGCAACTTGGGGTCGGGGGACTTGAAGTCCGGCTTCTTCATCGCGGTGACCATGACGAGGCTCATGGCACGGACGCGGTCATCCCACTTCAGGACGAACGGCATGTTGAGGGTCTTGCTCACATCGTGGATGATGGCCTTCCAGTCGGTGTCGTGGTTGCGGATCTTCGCTGCATACTTGGTGTAGGTCTTCCGGAAGGCATCCTGCAACTCGGGGAGGGAGATCGTGCCGCCGTAGCCACGGGAGCCGTTGATGCGTTCATGGAAGTGACGGGTGAATGCGATGTCCAGTCCCGCCTGCTTGAACATCGCGTCAAGAACGCTCTCCAGCCGCTTGAGATCGTTCCATGCGATGGGTGTCCCCGCGGGCGCGTACACGCCCCCGAGCGGGCGCACGCCCGTGCCCGTGCGCGTGGTGACGATGGCCTCGTTCATGTGTTGCTTGAATGTTCTCATCGCTTCCTTGACTGCCACTTGGGCGTGAGGGGTATGCTATTGTCCATAACGGCGTTCGGGGAATTTGCGGATGCCGCCTTGAGCCACCGGAGAAGGTGTGTCCTGCGAGTGGTCGCGTTCTCGGCATTGGTGACTTCCCATGGCTTCATCTTGCTATGCTTTTCCCAATGTTCAATGTCAAAGTTGCCGGACACCACATCCACCGCAAAGTCCTTGCCGTAGGACAGCATGTTGGTATCCATCTCAAACAAGAATTGCCGGAACGATCTCATGTCCGTATTTAGGGCAAAAAAGAAGGGAGAGCCGATAAGGCTCTCCCCTCCATATACCGCTCTTCGGTTATTAGTTATTGGTTATCAGAGCGGAAGTGCGGCAAAAGCCGAGGTCAGGGCACTCCAGAGAACCTTCGCACCAGCGAGGGCAAACGGGAGGACGGCGAGGAAGACCACGACATGGACGGGGTTCTTCCAGCAGAACGAGTGACCAGAAACGGGGCAGTTATTGTTCTTCATTGTAGTAGTACCTTTCTAGGTTTGGGGTTGTGAAATCAGAACTCAATGCCAATCCCAGCCGTAACGACATAATCATTCTCATCGCCATTCACGCTCTGGGAAATCGGAAGAAGAACACCGGCATTGAAGTTGATGTTCTTCGTGACATGCCACTTGGCCGAAGGACCAAGGAGCAACTGATACTCGCTGCTGTCAACATAGTACTGCTGAACGAAGTCAGCGGCAACAGCGAGTTCCTTCGTGAACCACCAAGAGAGGTTGCTCCCGAAGTTGAGGATGTCCGAGTCGGTGAAGTTACCGAGCAGCGGAACGAAAGCATCCGTGCCAACGAACTTGTAGTCCACGCTCTGCGAGAAAGCAAGCGAGTCGGCGACATCGGCTGAGAACTCCGCACCAAAGAACGGGTTCACATTGTTGGATGAGAACACGGTTTCGGTGGGAATGTCTACGCCACCGTGGACATCAAGCGACCAGTTCTTGAACACGCCGAGCAGCGTGCTGCCGGACATCGCGTCCGCGTTGGCCGAGAGCGTCACATCGCCGATATTGGTGTTGCTTCCCTGATTGTAGACGGGAACCATCACGCTGACGGTGAACGCATCTGAGAGATCTAGCGACAGGCTAGTATCAAATGCAGCGAGACCTTCGGTGCTTCCATCAAAGCCGTAGTAACCGAAGTCTTCGCTTAGGGTCAACTTGAAATCGTTGACCGGAGCCGGGGCAGGAGTTCCCTGTGCAAGAGCGGACGATGCCACTGCTGCCGAAAGGAACGCTGCCGTGCTTGTGAGTCTGATCATGTAAACCTCCTGTGTTGGATGTTGCTTCCCGACTCTAGGGAAGTGGAGGTATGTATACCCGATGGCCGGGGGGCGGTCAAGCGAAATTCGCGAAGCCGAATAGATTATCTATGAATCGGCGTTTTTCGGTGTAGAAACAGCGTTTTTATCGCGAATTCTTCCGTCGCTCAATCGCCTTCAGGAGTGCCCCGAGGGAGTACAGGAACGAGATGACCCACACCGAGGTGTACTCGCTCACGCCCGCGAGTCCGTGTGCCACCCAGAACCACAACAGAGGGAAGAGGGATGCAAAGCCCGCACCTGCGAGGAGGATGAGGACGGTCAGGGCTGCGTAGCCGAAGTTGGTCAGGCGGTCGTTTTTCATATTGTCCATTCTACCAAAGAACAACCCCCTCCGCAAGAGGGGGTTGTGTCCTATAACCATGCTTGGGTCAGCGAGCCTTGCCGAGCATGCGAAGCACCGCGAAGGCACCGTCGCCACTCTTGTTCAGGACCGCCCGTCCCGCCTTGATGCACTCCTGCCCACCGATGCCCACTCCAGCCGTGGAGCAGCCCCACTCGTTCGTGCGGCTCTTGAACGGCACCATCTTGCGGATCTTGTCGCAGTCCGAGTACGCCTTGAAGAAGGCATCTGCGTCACCCTTGGGGAACTCTTTGACGCAAGTGATGACGGTCTTATTCGCACTCACTGTCACCCCAAGTTCCTTTGCCTTTGCCATGATTTCCTTCGCCTTACGCATGGCATCATCGGGTGTCATGGCTTCGGAGACGCTCTGTGTGTCTTCCTCGGCCTCCTCGTTCAGCCCGAGGCTCACGCGGGCGAGACGGACGAGTTCCGACATCTTGACGCTGCCGTTACTATCAGAGTATATCTTCCACATTA